ATATGGTCACTTTGGAAAATGGGAAACGAGTTGCACGCTATATTTTAAAGAAATGACACGCGAGGAAATTATTTTGGAATTAAACCACAGGGCAACCCAAAAGTATTTGGTTTACCTAGCCCTCCAGGAAATAATGCTGGATTATTACGAGGACGTGACAATGCTGAAAGCCTTTGACGGTGATCTAAAGACAAAGCACAAAAACATGATTAACGCGCTAAAGCGTAAGTCAACCGAGGCATTTAGATTTTTGGAAAATTACGACGGCGGCGAGGTGACTATAAAACAATTTCACGAATTCGTCAGTTTATTTGAGCGCTTGCACAATTCAATCGACCAGGGAGGCTTGGTGTTTCACGATTGCTTGGCAGCAATAGACCAAATTTTAAAGGACCATGAAAAGGCGCAAAATAAGTGACGAAGAAAAGGCAAAAATATTCGAATGCTGGCAAGACAGAAAGCCAATTAAAGTAATTGCAATAGAGATGGACCGATGTTATGGCACAATTTATACCGAACTAAAACGTAGGTATTTAGTTGGATAAATTAAAAATTGTTATATTTGTTTATTGAATGACACATTTAAGAGGTCGGAGCCTTAAATGTTTCATAGGTGAAAACCAACCAGCCCCATCGTCTCCGACCCGATTGGGGCTTTTTTATTTCTATGAAAAAAGAGGCTTATTACTTTTCGCACGACGCGAACGCCAAAGAAGACCCAAAGATTTTACAATTACGAATGGAAATGGGTTGGGAGGGTTACGGTCTTTTTTGGGCAATTATTGAGATGCTTAGGAACGAGAGCGACTTTCGTATGCGAACGCATTACAAAGGCATTGCATTCGCATTGCAAACGCATGAAGATAGCATCAAAAGACTGATTAACGACTTTGATTTATTCGAAGTAGATGAGCAATATTTTTGGTCGGAAAGCCTTTTAAAACGTATGGAATTAAAAGAGGAACGATCTGAAAAGGCTAGAGAATCGGCCAAGAAACGCTGGAATCGAGATATTGATGCGAACGCAATGCGAACGCATAGCGAACGCAATGCGAATGCAATGCAATTAAAGGAAAGTAAAGTAAAAGAAATTAAAGAAAATAAAGGAAATGAAAACAAATTAAATGAGGACTCACACAATCAAATTTTCCGCGATTTATGGAATAATAAGATTTGGCTGGAAAGTATGGCAATGAAGCATAAGGCAACAATTGACCAGGTTAGGAATCATTTAAATGAGTTTCGGCAAGAATGTATTTTAAAGGCCGAATTTAAGGTAAGCGAAAAGGATGCAAAAGAGCATTTTTTTAATTGGATAAAAAGAGGCAACCCAATTGAAATTAAACAAGAAAAAAGTCGAAACGTTTTTGACGAAATTTATGAAGATTTGCAACGAGAAAAACACCTAAAAAATGAATGAGATAATTTTAACGCACCTACGCAAAATGGAGTTTGTTTGCGGACTTAAACAATTTAAAGAATACAAAAAAGAAGAGGCCAACGAATTGCTTGGATGCCTTAGCAAGTTGTTTGGTAGTTTTGGCTGGATGACTGACCAGCGAGTTGACTACATTTTACACGCTGGAATGCGTGGCCAATACGGAGATTTTTACCACGTTAACGAAAAGACGGTGAGCGTTTGGATAAATCAATACTATGCGCACCACCAAAGCCAAATTGTGCAAGAAGTCCAAGCGCTAAACAACAAAGAGCGCGAATATAGCAACGAGGAAATTGAACATTGGAAGGAAATTGGACGCCAAACGTTTCGCGATAATTACCAGCACGCCAAAGAAACAGGAACGGTTCGACACATTGCTGAATGGGGCGTTTATTGGTTTAACAGATTCCAAGAAAAAGGAATTTTAAAGCCTTGGGACTTTAACGTTGAAGAATTAGAAAGCGACGTGCGCCGAGAATTGCGTTTAACGACGCGATACGTTGAAGAATCAACAGTTGGCGCCAAAACCAAGAATAAGATTTGGAAATTGTTTATTTTACAGGCGATTAAGGACGGAAAAAACTTGGATCAGTTAATATGAGAGTATTAATCGCTTGTGAAGAAAGCCAGGCCGTAACTATTGAATTTAGAAAACTAGGTATTGAGGCTTACTCCTGTGACATTTTAGAGCAATCAGGCGGGCATTTAGAATGGCATATTAAAGGCGACGTTTTAGATGTTTTAAATAAAGGTTGGGATTGTATGGTTGCTTTTCCACCTTGCACCGATTTAGCAATGTCAGGCGCAAAACACTTTGAACAAAAAAGAAATGACGGACGCCAGCAAAAAAGCATTGAGTTTTTTATGCAATTAGTTAACGCGCCAATTTATTTTATAGCAATAGAAAATCCGATTGGTGTAATGTCAAGTTTTTACAGAAAGCCTGACCAAATAATTAACCCATTTGATTTTGGAGACCCAGCAAGAAAACCAACTTGTTTATGGCTTAAAAATTTACCTAAATTAAAATCGACCAATTATGGAGACGCGCCATTATTTGGAGAAACTTTAGACAAAGGAGAATTTCATATTACAAAAGGCGGCAAAACTTTGCCTAAATGGTATAATTTACCGCCGTCAGAAAATAGGGCAAAAATTAGGTCTAAGACTTTTCCAGGAATAGCCAAAGCAATGGCAGAACAATGGCGACAATATTTAATTAAACAACTAAAACAAAACGACGATGTCAAAAATTTACGGCGGTAACGCAAAGAAAATCCAAACCAAATTTGGCGAAATGTGGAAAGTAAGCCAGTCAAGAAAAGACTTAGAAAACCTTTTAAAATACCTTAACGACAACGACGCTGAATGGGTCAACCTTGACATTAAGGAAAAAAAAGAAATTATCGAGGGCAAGCCAACACATTATTTGGAGGTATACCAAAAAGATGGATTGCAAGTTGCAAACCAACCGACACAACAGGAACTTTTGGAAAAGTTAAAATCTGTAAAAGTAAACTTTACAGAAAAGCGAATAGTTGAAAATGATGCCTTACCATTTTAAATGAAAAAAAACGATTTATACGCAATCTTTGTGGCGTTAGTGGGTATTTGCTTGCTAACGCTGCTAAAAATTGCCAGCCTTTTGCTTTTTATAGTTTTGCTGGCATTGTGGACATTGGCTTGGTCTTGGATTTACGAGCGTTGTAAATGATTGTTTTTAAGATAAACGAAAAGCCTTTGAGCGTTAATTTGGCTTGGCAAGGGAAACGTTTTAAAACGCCATCCTACAAAGACTACGAAAAGGCAATGCTTGTGCAAATGCCGCCAAAAAAGATTGATCCTGACCAAATGCTTAGAGTCGAGTTTTTCTTTGGCTTTAGCAACCAGGCGAGTGACTTGGACAATCCAGTTAAGTTGTTAATGGACATTGCGCAGAAAAAATACGGCTTTAATGATTCAAAAGTTTTCGAATTAAACGTTCGCAAATGCATTGTAAAGAAAGGCGAGGAGTTCATACAAATGGGGATTTATAATTTATTGCCGTTTTAAACAAAAATCACCTTTATAACCTAGAATTAAATCGCAACCTTATATTTGCGTAAAGATTAAGCAAATGAGCATTCACGAGGGTTTACTAATTAAGAAAGCACGCAAAGCCGCTGGCTACAACCAACTAGATTTGTGCAAAAAAATTGGATTGAGTCACGCGCCAATTAACCACGTCGAAAATGGCTTGGAGTCGATTAGTCTTTTGAACTTGCGAAAGATTTGCGACGAGATTGGTTTGGAGGTAGTAATAAAGCGAAAAGATGCCTAAAGGTTTGCCAGTCACTAAGCCTGATTATTCGTTAGAAATTCGTTACCGATTACGGGACGGTAGTTGGTCCCCATGGTCAAATAAAGGCAAAGGGAAATTTGAGTGCATTGAACTTGTGCAACGTCAAATCAGGACATTGGCAGCCGCTTACCAGGGACGCGAAAAAGAAGTTAGATTTGAATGGAACGGCAAACTTTGCAACTTTGTAGGTGAGCCAACAGGCCAAACAATATTATTAATGTAGTTATTTTGGGTTTATGTTTGTTTAAAGCCTTGGCTAATCAGTCAAGGTTTTTTTTCTAACTTTAAAAAAAAAATAAAAATGCAGATCAACGATTTGGGATTTTGGGAAACCACAGACGAAACAGGACACATTCACGACCGCAGCATTTGCGCGGCATTGTGTCAATATTTAGCCGATAAACAAGCCAAGACAGTTGTCGACTTTGGATGTGGTTTAGGTGACTACGCAAAGGCTTTTAAAGCGGACGGTTACAAGGTGGAGGCATACGATGGGAATCCAAACACGGAAACGCTAAGCGGAGGAATTGCAAAGGTGCTGGACCTATCTAAACAATTTTATTTGGGTAAAAAATTTGATGTTGTTTTGTCTTTAGAAGTTGGCGAGCATATCCCAGCAGAATTTGAGGACCAATTTATTGACAACATAACCAAGCACGCCAAAAAGCATTTGGTTATAAGTTGGGCAGTCGAGGGCCAAGGTGGAAGCGGTCACGTTAACTGCAAAAACAATGACTACATTATTGGCCAAATTGAGGATCGTGGATTTAAGCACAATCCAAAGGATTCCCAAACGATTAGGAACGCGGCAACAAATGCGTCGTGGTTTGGTTACACGATTATGGTATTTGATAAGGTCTAACTTTGGTTAGACTTTTTTTTATTTTTGTAACATGGCAAGACCAAAATCACCAATTGACTGGATAGAAATGGGGCGACTCGTTCAGGCTGGATGCACAGGCGTTCAATGCGCTGCTTTTTTAGGCATTGACGAGGAAACATTTTACAACCGATGCAAAGAAGACCTCGAAATGGGTTTTACCGAGTTTTTGCGACAAAATAGAAGCAAGGGCGATGCGTTGCTACTTGCTAAGCAATATGAGGCTGCTTTAAAAGATAAAGACCGAGGTATGCTTATTTGGCTAGGTAAACAAAGGCTAGGCCAGCGCGATAAATTTGACCACGATCATACAACTAAAGGCGACAAAATTACGCCACCAATTGAGTGGATAGCATCCGAATAATAGATAAATACAAACCGCTTTTTTTAGAGACGCCTAAAACGCGTTATTATCTTATTACTGGCGGTCGTGGCTCGGGCAAATCGTGGACCTTGTCAATGTTTCTGTTAAACTTAACTTACGAGGAGGGCCACGTCATCCTTTTTACCCGTTGGACGCTTACGAGTGCGTTTATTTCGATTATTCCTGAGTTTATCGACAAAATTGAGTTGATGAATAAGGCCGATGACTTTGAAATTACCCAAAGCGAGATTATTAACAAGGCCACAGGATCAAAGATTTTATTTCGTGGTATCAAGACCAGCCAAGGGACCGCAACGGCTAACTTGAAATCAATTGCTGGCGTAACTACTTGGGTAATGGACGAGGCCGAGGAATTAGTCGATGAGGATATTTTCGACCGTATCGATTTATCCGTGCGTGCAGTTGATAAACCAAACCGCGTTTTGCTAATAATGAACCCAGCAACCAAAGAGCATTGGGTTTACAAGCGTTTTTTCGAGGATTACATGGTTAATTCGGGCTTTACAGGGACAAAAAACGACTGCACTTACATTCATACGACCTACTTGGACAACATTATAAATTTAAATTCAACGGTAATCAGTCGATTTGAGGCAATAAAAGAGCGAAACCCGACCAAGTTTAACCATATTGTTATGGGAAATTGGATGGACAAAGCCGATGGCGCAATATTTGACAACTGGAAAATTTCAGATTTTGACACCTCATTGCCATTTGGCTTTGGGATGGACTTTGGTTTTAGCGTTGACCCAACAACATTAATAAAAGTTGCCGTCGATGAGGACAAAGGATTAATTTATTGCCATGAATGCTTTGCGGAAACTGGACTAACGACCAACGATATTGCCAAAAAGATTGGCAAACATTGCCAGCCTAACGACATGATTGTTGCCGACTCGGCAGAGCCAAGGCTAATTAATGAGGTTTACAACATGGGATTTAATATTATACCATGCACTAAAGGCCCCGACTCTGTTAGGTACGGGATTAAGAAAATGCAAGACTACCAAATTGTAGTAACTCAGGAATCCAAGACAATTATAAAGGAGTTAAACAATTACGTTTGGAATGACAAGCGGTCGGACACGCCAATTGATGATTTTAACCACACAATTGACGCCATACGTTATGCGTTCGATAAGTTGTCAGTTACTAAATTTTGGCACGTTTAGAATATTGAATCATTTTTTTATTTTATTACCCTATTTTTACAAAAAAAGCAAACGGAATGAATTACATTGATAGAATTAAAGCAGCGCTAGGCTTTAACCAAAAAGATTCCACATATTTAAACGCGGTTTTCCCCTATTTAGGAAACAACGTTATTTGGACCGCACCAACAACGCAAAATTTTATCGAAAAAGGTCTTTACCTTAACTCTGACCTTTACGCAATTATCAACTTAATCATTAACAAGGTAAGCACCGCGCCAATTGTTGTTTATGAAGTAAAGGATCAAAAGGCATTGAATTACTACAAATCAATGTCGCGCAACTTTGAAAACTCAGGCGCTAAATTCCAGGCCGAGCGACTTAAGACTAAAGCATTGGAAGAGGTCCACATTCCCGAACTTGAGAAACTATTTAAAAAGCCAAACGAGTTCCAAACTTGGGACAACCTTTTAAAGGAAATTGCTGCATTCCGTCTAATTACTGGCAACGCTTACATCTACGGCGCTAGACGTGGGGAGCAACCAAACGCGCCAATTATTGCGTTGTATTCTTTGCCAGCGCAATACATGGAAATAATCAGCGGTGGATTAAACCAACCGATTAAGGAATATCGATTAACCTATAACGGTTACGAGCGCATAAATGCAAATAACGTTGGACACCTAAAAAATATTAATTTAAGTTATACGGCTGGAACTGCTAACCATCTTTATGGCGCCTCACCTTTGCGGTCCGCGGTTCGCGATTTAACCACGTCTAACGATGGTAAGCAAGCGCTTTTAAGTATGCTTCAAAACATGGGTGCGCGCGGTATCTTAACAGGGGACGGAACGGTTAACATTACACGCGAGCAAGCGCAAGGTCTTAAAGAAGATTATGCAAGCAATTACCAGGGCGCAAACAGAGCGGGCGACGTAATCATTACGCCAGCGAAATTGTCTTGGGTGCAAATGGGAATGAACGCGGTTGATATGTCAATAATTGACACGCAGAAAGTCATTTTAAGGTCATTATGCCGCGTTTACGGAGTCGATGCTAAATTACTTGGAGATACTGAGGCCAGCACGTTTAACAATACCGAAACGGCTTACAAGGCTCTAATTAATAACGTTGTCCGACCGTTGCATATTGAAATTAGGGACGTGCTAAACAACTGGCTTTTGTCTTCGTATGGCAACAAAAATCTATTCTTGGATTTTGATTACATGGCCTATCCTGAAATGCAAGACGACATGGATAAGTTGGTTGGCCAATTGTCACAGGCTTGGTGGTTGACACCAAACGAAAAGCGCGCTGCTATGAATTACGGACTTTACGAAAATACTTTAATGGAGCAGCCATTTATTCCGCAAGGTTTAATGACCTTGTCTGAGTTTTCCGAGCAACCTATTGACGACGTAGACAACTTGGGAGATTATGCCCAATCCAACTAAAAAAGATTTAGCGCTTGCAAAGCAATTGGATGCATTGCAAAGACGTTATGAAAAGCGGTACGAAAAGCAAATTTACACGGCTTTAAAAAAGCAAATGCAGCCTTATTTGGACGCTATTAAAGAGGCGCCAGGTAATTTAAACGAGTTCGACCTAATTAGTCCAGCGCCGTTGGCCGATACTTTGGAGAATCTTTACGTTGTGGCTGGCACGGCATACGCCGACGCCATGTATAATGCAATACAACCACCAACAAAAGCGACAAAAGAAGCGTTACGCGCTGGCTGGCGTGACTTTATGCGCCTATTTGCAGTCAGAAACTTGCCGCAAACCTTAATAGAAATTAACAGAACAAGCCAAAAGATAATCCGAAACATTGTTTTAGGCGGATTAAACGAGGGCCTTGGCGCGTTAGAAATTGCCCGAAATATTGAGCAATCTGTTGCGGTAATATTTAGAAATAGAGCCAAATTAATTGCACGAACGGAAATGGTAACCGCAACCAATGTGGCCGCAATGGAGTCGTCTAAATCGTCGGATTTCATGTACGAAAAAAAATGGATTCCAGCGACAGACACGCGCACGCGTCCCGACCATGCAGAAATGAGGTCAAAGCCTTGGATTCCATTTGACCAAAACTTTATTGTTGGCGGCGTTGAAATGGGCCAACCAGGTGACGCCTCAAAAGGTGCTGGCGCCGACCAAATATGTAATTGTCGCTGCAAGGTTGTGTTTAGAATAATGCGAGACGTTGACGGCTTACCAATGCGCAAATGATTGCACACGTTATTAACTTAGATCACCGCAAAGACAAATGGCGTTCGTCAATAAATGAGTTGTCACCTCATTTTAATTTGGAACGAGTAAGCGCAATTCAGCACGAATGGGGTTGGCTTGGATTAGCACAAACATTTAAAAAAATATTTCAAGAATGCGAGGGCGACGTTTTGATATTTGAAGACGACGCAACGTTTAGAGGTTGGGCGACTAATTTACAAGACGCAATCAATGATTTGCCCGCCGACTGGGATATGTTGATGCTTGGGGGTAATATAAAAGACCCAAGAATTGACCGAATAAACAAGCGATTGGTTAGGACCTACGGCGCTTGGACTACGCACGCAATTATTTACTCGCATCGATTTGCAAAGGAAATGGCAAAACTAGATTTGGACGTGCCAATTGACGAATACTTTAGGACAAAAGTCCATCCAAGGGGCAACAGTTATATTGTTTACCCTTTTCTAAGTTACCAGCGCCCAAGCGATTCCGACATTGAGGGCGGCTTTAAAGATTATACATCTTTATTTTATGAATCTGAGCAAAGAGTTGCCTTTTTTGTAAACCAGTAATTTATTGGTTTGCTTTTTTTTTATAGCCTTTTATTTTTACAAAAAAACCGACAATGATTTACAAGAATATAAGCCAAGGAATAATCGAAGACGTTGACGATGTAAAAGGCATCGTAACTGGTTATTTTTCGGCGTTCAATAACATAGATTCTGACGGCGACGTAATCGTTTCGGGCGCCTACAAAAAAACTGTTGCCGAGAATGGACCGCAAGGGCGCAACAGAATCATGCACCTTTTGCAGCACAACCCTTTAATGCCATTGGGTAAGCCTACGGAATTAATGGAAGACGCAAAAGGATTGCGCTTTACCTCTAAGATTACCGAGACCAGTTACGGAAAAGACGTAATTAAACTTTATGCAGAGGGCGTTTTTAACGAGCATTCAGTTGGATTTGAAATTATAAAGGCCGACAACAAGGCTGGGTATAGAGAGATTAGAGAGATTAAACTTTGGGAGGGTTCAACAGTAACTTGGGGAGCCAATCCAAATACGCCAATTGAGTCGATGAAATCATGGGACAAGCCAAAAAGCGAAGAAATGTTGGCTAAGTTTTGCAACATTTTGCGCAATGGCGACCTTTCAGACGAGTCAATGATTCAGTTGGAAATAGGATTAAAACAACTTGAAAACCATCTTAAGGCATTGCAAGCAGTCGAAATTGCGGAATCCGTGGCAACACAATTCAAAAGCAACGAAGACCCGTCCATTGCAATGGCTTTGGAATTTGAATATTACCAAAAACTTAAAAAATTTATTTAAAACAAAATGGAAGCAATTAAATCTCAATTGGATTCAGTACTTGCCAAATTGGAAAGCAACGAAGCGTTAATTTCCGACGTTAAGGCAATGAAAGAAGCGGGCGAAGAGTTTAGAAAATCTCTAAGCGCTGAAACCGCAAAACTAAACGAAAAGGCTGACGCCCTACAGGCTCAACTTGACGGCGTGGATGCACGCACCCAGGCTGGTTTCGCTAGCGCTGCAAAAGGTTACTCTTTTTCTAGCGAACTAGAAAAGGCTTTTGCATCTGACGCATTCGGAAACTACAAAAGCGGAAACGCTAACAAAGTAAAGTTGGACCTTGAATTGAAAGGTGGCGACATGACAATTGGTAACTCCTATACTGGCGAAGTTATCCCAGCGGAGAGAGTTCCTGATTTGAAGTTTACTCCAAATAGAAAGGTTAACGTTCGTCAATTGTTGCCAGTTGGACAAACCTCTAGCAACCTAATCCGTTTCGTTCGCGAGTCTGCTTACGACAACGCTGCTGCACCAACTGCACAAGGTTCACCTAAGCCTCAGTCAGATTTTGATTTGACTGCAGTAGATCGTAGCATCCGTACAATCCCTACTTTCATGAGATTGACTAAAGAAATGTTGGACGATACCCCAGGACTTATCGCTTACCTTTCTAGCCGTGCGCCTAGCAAATTGTTGAACGTAGAAGATACCCAACTTTTGTACGGAAGCGGTATTGGTCAAAACTTGAACGGTTTTGCAACTGACGGTTCCGCTTGGACAACTGTTAAATTTGGAACTCTAATTAACAGATTTGACGTACTTGCTGCAGCGGTTGTTCAAACAACTAAAAACGAATACGCGCCAAATGCAATCATGATTAACCCAAGCGATTACCTTGCTTTGGTATCTGTTAAAGAAACTAGCGGCGCATACATTTTGCCGTCTTACGTTTCAATGACTGGCGGGCAAATGTTTATCCTTGGTGTTCCAGTTTACGCAATTAATGGCGTTGTTGCTGGCGATTTCTTTGTTGGAGACTTTGCGCTTGGTTCTCAGTTGTTCGTTCGTCAGGGCATTACCCTTGAATTCTTCGAGCAAGACGCTGACAACGTAACCAAAAACTTTGTAACTGTACGCGTTGAAGAGAGAATTGCTTTGGCGGTTTACACTACTCAGTCTATCGTTTACGGATCATTCGCAGCCGCTTTGGCTAACGGTTCCGCAGTATAAGTAAAATAGGTGTTTAGTTTGATTAAGGCCCCGACAAATCGTCGGGGCTTTTTTTTATTTATCTATAAATCAATACCTTTAAACGAAATCAAAAAATAAACAAATGAATATCGTTTTTTTTGTACACGCTTGGGCTGGAACTCATAACTCGGGCGCCGAGTGGACCGTTCAGCATTACGCCAAATATTTCCACCAAAAAGGTTGCAATATTGAGGTTATTTTACCCGAAAGCCAAATTTATCCCGACGGCGAAAAGTTTAGTTTTATAAAGTTTATTACTGGATATTATTCAAACGACTTTTTTTTGGCCTTACAAAATGCAAGCGTAATATTTACCCATTTAGATAATACTGGCGTTGCAATTAATTGGGCCAAACAATTCAAAAAGCAACTTATTTTTTTAAGCCACAACGACTCCGATTATAGAAACGTCAGATTTAAAGCGCAAAACATTCACGTTGTTTATAACAACAAGGCAAACGAAAAGAATGTACAAAACGGACCTTACCCTAACCAGTCAATCGTTTGCAAGCCTCCAATTTTTCCCGAGGACGTAAAATATAACCGCAAGCATGGGCAATATATTACCCTAATTAATTGCAACGAAAATAAGGGCGGCCAAATATTAATCGAACTGGCAAAACGATTGCCAAAGCGTAAATTTCTTGGCGTGCTTGGTAGTTATGGCGAGCAAATTATGGACGACACGCTAAAAAATTTAAAGTACGTTGCGCAAACGCCTGACGTGCATTTAATCTATGGCAAAACAAACATTGTGCTTGTCCCATCCTTTTACGAATCTTATGGACGTGTAGGTTTAGAGGCGGCTATTAATCGACTGCCAGTTATTTGCACGCCAACAGACGGCTTAAAGGAATGTCTTGGCGCCGCTGGCCTTTATTTTGACCGCAACGACTTGGACGGAATGGCTGCAAAGATTGAAGAGTTGATGAATGACGAGATTTTGTACGATTTCCACCAAAACATAATGAGAAACCTTGCAGAGGAACGCCTCAAATACCAAGAACAAGAACTAGAAAGATTCTTTAATTTTATCGTTGACAAAGCAAAGAGACAATACAATGAGTGATTTACTATATACGCCAAGCAATGGCAGTTTTACAGGCTACGCGGTACAACTAAGCACTGGAACCGTAACCGAGCCAATTACTTTGGCAGAGGCAAAGGAATACGCAAGAATTGACGGATTTTCTGAGGATGCGCTAATTACCAGCCTTATAAAAATGGCGCGCGTCCATTGCGAGTCGTACATGGGCAAAAGCATTGTTTTAAAGACCGTAACGATTGACTCGTTTACGTTTCCTTATCAATTCCAAATGCCATACGGACCGCTAACAAACGAGGCAAATATTAGCAAATGCGTGACAATAGACGAAAATAACGTTGAGACGCCTTTACAATACCGCGTAAATGCTGGCTTATACCCTAAATTATTTATTCTTGGTGGCGCTCAGTCCTATAAATTTAAACTGGTTTACACGGCTGGATTTACCACCGTTCCTGAGGACATTAAATTGGCGGTTAAAATGATGGTAAACACGCTTTACGAACGCCGCGAAGACGTGGTTGTTGGAACAATTGTGGCCGATTTTCCATTGGGCGTTAAAGCCTTGTTAATGCCTTATAAGACTTACAACTGGTTTGGCGCATGAGGACCAATAACGAACTTAAAGCGGGCGACCTACGCGAACGAATTTCGTTTTTTAATCCAAGCCTTTTTGGCGATGGTTACGGCGGCTTTTATTCGCAACAAACGCTTACTTATACTTGCTGGGCAAAGGTTACAAACCTAAGCGGTCAGCGTCAAAATAGCGAGGATCAAATGGTAATTAAAAACCAATGGGAGGTAATTATTAGAGACAATCCGCTGGTTACAATTACAAAGTCAATGCATATAAACTACGCTGGCAGAACGCTTGTAATTAGCGAAATAATTGACGTTTTGGAATACGACCGAATGATTAAATTTATTGCAATAGAACGCGACTAAATGCTAAGTATTGAATTCAACAAGCAAAGCCTAAACGCCTTTTTTAAGTATCTTAAAGACTTAGAGGGCAAAGTTTCCGACTATGTGCGCGCGGAAATAGAGGACTCTATGCTTGCAATTGAAAGCGAAGCGGCAAGCAATGTGGCGGTTGATACTGGCGCCCTAAAAAATAGCATTCAATCAACGCCAATAAAAGTAAGCAAAAACCAAATAACTGGAGGCGTTGAGGTTGGTGCATCTTATGCTCCTTACGTTGAGTTTGGAACAGGTACCAAAGTAAAGGTCCCTAGCGAGTTGAGCAATTTTGCCCAGCAATACAAAGGCGCTGGAATTAAAAAAGTAAACTTGCCAGCAAGGCCGTTTTTTTATCCTGAGGTTTATAAGCAACGCACCGAATTGCCAAAGAAAATTGAGCGCACGTTAACGACATTAATGAACAAAAAACAATGAGAAATATTAAACTATTTGTGCGCAAGGCTTACTGGACGGCTTTAAATAATACAATAACCTATAAAGGCGGACAAATTCCATGTTACGACACGTTTGCACCTGACGAGGCGGCATTTCCCTACATTTTAATAGGAAATCAAACGCAAGAAGACGACAAAGACAACCAGGAGTTTAACTATATAACCACAATAACTTTGGACGTTGTAACGGGCGGAATTGCCCCATTTGGACGAATCGACGCCGACACAATAGCCGACGGAATTTTACAAATTGTTTGCCGTTATCCTGAAAACTACCTACCGCTAGACTTTGGCAAAATTGTGACTGCAAAACTTGTTCAGCAAAGTAGCCTTTCAAGTATTACCGACACAAACATTGTGCATCGTGAAATTTTAACGATTGAAAATTGGATTGATGGCTAAGGTTAACGGCTCCGCTTTATTTGTAACTGTTGGACTTGACCGCGTGGCTAAGTCTACGGCTTACAATTTATCCGCGGAAATGAGCCAATTGGATAAAACCAGCAACGAATCGGGCTTTTTTACGGATCACGTTTCGCGTCTTGGGTCTTGGTCATTGTCTAGCGATTCCCTTTACATTCAAGACGGCTTTTCTTTTGGCGATTTATACAACGCTTACATTAACCGCGAGCGCATTTATTTATCGGCTGGACAAGAAGACAATTTAACTTTTATTGGATTAGCAACGATTGAATCGTTGAGCCAATCGGCGCCAATGGAGCAAGCCGCAAGCATTACGGCTACCTTTAAAGGCGTTGGCGGACTTTATCCAACCATTTTGCCAGCCGAGCGCTTTATTATTGACGAACTATTTGAAATAATTATAGACCAAGACGGAAACTTTTTGGTTTATACTTAAATTTTATTGTATTGCATTTTTTGCAAGTCCTTTTATTTTTAAAAAAAAATAGAATTAACTCTCTAAAAATATGGCTACACTTGGCAAATTTAACGGCACGCTTCTAAACGTTTACCTCAATAACGTAATGATTGGCTGCGCCACCTCATCTGAACTATCTGTGAACGTTGACCTTGCGGATGCAACTTGCAAAGACGACGGCGGATGGGCCGACCACATTGCTGGTCTTCGCGATTGGTCTATTTCAACCGACGGATTGGTTGCATTTGACGACACAAACAACGTTGGCGACATTTACACGCTATTGAGCGGCAGAACTGTTGTGGCGTTGAAATTTACTACAAATGTGGCTGGCGACTTGGTATTTTACGGCAATGCATCTGTTGCTTCAATCAGCGTTTCCGCTGAAATGGAAGCCGCGGTTACTTATTCCGTTGAATTTACTGGCAAAGGGCCTTTACTAAAAGCCACCGTAGTACCAGCATCTACTTAATTTCTATTATATTAGGCCCATGAATCACACAGGCCGAACCATAATAACAATCAATGGCAGCACCTATTCCGTAAAATTCGGGATGGGTGCTTTATTGCATTTTAGCGAAACGCAAGGAAACGACGTGCAGCAAACCATTGAGCAACTGACAACGCCAGGCGTTGGTCAAATTAAAGCAATCGCAAAGTTTATTTACTCTGCTTTGTACGTCGATGCGCTTTACCACGAAAAAGAATTTAACTTGGATTTTTTAGATGTAATTGATTGGGTGGATTCAAATCCAACTGACCAGGTTAGCAATGTAATGCTTGTAATCATGCAAGGTATTACCTCAATTACAAAGTTGGATTACCCAAGCGAAGACGCTGGTAAGTCAAAAAAAAAATAACATTTAGAGACGTTTGCCATTATGCCATTGGGGAGTTGGGTATTGCGCCTGACTCCTTTTATTTTATGTCTTTTGCCGAGTATCAGTCGGTCGCTTACGGTTACCAAATGCGACAAAGCAAAGAGGAAAATCTATTTAGAACGCTTTGGGTTCAATTAAACAACGTAAACGTTACCAAAAAATCGGACCTAATCAAAAAGCCTGATAAATATTGGCGCATTCCTTTATTAGACGCAAAACCTATTGTTATTCCGACCGCTGAGGAAAAAGCCAAGGCTTACGAAATTGGCAAACAATGGCAAAACCTTAAATTTGAAGAAGAAGCCAATTTTGATACGATAACAAAGACCATAAAATGAGCGCAAAATTAAACGTCGACATTGTCGCCCAATTAAAAGACTTTAATAAAGCAATGGGAGACCTTAAATCTCAGGTTAATGAGATGGGTTCGACCATTGAAAAAAGCAATAAAAATTCTATTGAGTCGACTAAAAAAATGTCGGGCGCTTTTTCTGAGGTTGGTAAAACTTTGGCTGGCGTTTTTGCTGCGGATCAACTCATTAATTTGGGTAAAAAAATACTCGATACGACCGTTGAATTCCAAAAAATGGAGGCGGTTTTAACAACCGCGCTTGGTAGTAATTCAGCGGCGCAGTCGGCAATGAATCAAATTGTAAATTTTGCATCGTCGACACCTTTTCAAGTAAACGAATTAACAGACGCTTTTGTAAAACTAGCCAACCGCGGTTTTATTCCGACCATGGACCAAATGAGACAATTGGGCGACCTTGCCTCGTCTGTTGGAAAGTCATTTGACCAGTTAACAGAAGCCATTTTGGACGCGCAAAGCGGTGAATTTGAACGATTAAAAGAGTTTGGTATAAAGGCCAGCCAGCAAGGAGACGTTGTCCAGTTTACTTTTAAAGGTATAACAACTGAGGTTGAGAAATCCGATAAGGCAATACAAGCCTACTTGTTGGGCCTTGGTGATTTAGAGGGGGTTGCTGGTTCAATGGAGGCTATTTCCAAGACTACAGGCGGCGTAATATCTAATTTGGAGGACAACATTACCCAACTATTTAAAAACATTGGCGACTCGTCTAGCGGCTTTATAAACTGGTTTGTCAAAGACTTAAACAACGTTGTTTCGTCCCTTAGAAATATGGGCGAAATTATGGAGTTAATGAATCCATTTAAAACTTTGGCAGAATCTAGCGACGAGGCAAGGACGTATTTGTTAAAAGTAAACGATTCTACTGACGATTTAACGCGAACAATCAAGGACGCAGCCGCTGAATTTGACAATTTAAGCCTTTCGTTTTTAATAAGTGGTGAGGGCCAAACTAAATTCTTAAACGAAATGATTCGTTTAGGCAATACTGTTGAAGACTCGAAAGCCCTTTATACTACCTATGTTAAATTAAGAAAAGAGCAAGCCGCCTCAGAAAAGGAATTGGCTGGCGCAACTGCCACAACAACGGCTGCAACTAAAGAAAACACGGCCGAAGTCGAAAAGCAAGCGGCTGCAAGACAAAAAGCGCACGAACAAAGAATAAAACAACTAAGACAAGAGGCGGCGGAATTCTTAAAAACACAAAACGCAACTCTTAAAAACGTAGGCCCAAGAGATGCGTTTAGCGGTCAGCAAACTGACGTAACTAAACAAATGAGTCCTGAGCGTTTAATGATGGTTCAAAACGCGTCTGCAAGTATTTTGGCCATGAATAAGCAAATTTCTGCAACGATGCCAGGCATTATTATACCGCAAGAGGCAATCGACAGAATAAACGCGGCGGCTTTGGCCCAATCAACATTGGCTGCGGAAACATTAAAAACAGAACAATCTTTGGCGCTTGCATTACCTTTTGGGGATTTGTTAACTCAATCCTTTATCACAATGGCCGAAAGTGGTAAACTCTCTTTTGCATCCATATTTGATGGGCTTAAAAAAATGGCTATTCAATTGGCCGCAACTGTTGCCGCTGCATTTGCTTTAAATATTTTGCTTGGCGGTATTGGTGTTGCTGGTTTTGGTAAAGGCGCTGGAGGCTTTAAAAAGTTGCTTGGTGGCATGGGTGGAGGCGGTCCGCTTGGGGGTCTTATTCCATTTGCCAATGGAGGTATAGTGTCGGGACCAACGCCAGCGCTTGTTGGTGAATATACAGGCGCGCGAACTAATCCCGAAGTCATCGCACCTTTGTCTAAATTGCAAAATATGATTGGCGGAAATGTTACCTTTACAATCAGCGGCGACAACCTAGTTGGCACCCTAAACCGAGCAAATAAAACACGGGCAAGAAAATTCTAAATAATGGCATACGGTCTAAAGTATACAATTCCATTTAAAGACGTCGACAATTATTCAAACGTCGTTGAAATTTACCAGGACGGATTTGTTGGAACATCAACCGAGTTGATTGCAACAGACGTGCCAGCGGTGCATAAATACGAACGCGAGGACAACGAGGACCTCACGACACCAATTATGTCGACCACGTTTACAATTAGTTTTTATTCAACTGAAACAACGGATTTTCGTAATTTTTTTAGTTATTCAGATCGTGAGTTTTTAGTTGTGCATAAATTTGAGGGCGACGTTGTATTTAAAGGCTACTTGCTTAACGACATTACTGGCGAGCCATTCCAAGACCCTCCTTACCCTGTTGTCGTTACCGCAACCGACGGATTGGCACAACTTAAAGAGGTTGCTTTGGTTGGCCCAAGTGTAGATACCGAACTTGGCAGCCTAATATTTGAGCAATTAAACCGCTTGGAATTAGACCTAGATATTGAGGTTTGTAATGACCTTTACGAGGGCCTAGTAATGGACAACACAAAGTCAATTTTCGACCAGGCGGTTGGCGAACAATTGCTAATCCAAGAGTTTACTTTTGACGAGTTAGGGCTAAATGCTTACGATTTTCTTTTGGAAATTTGCCGAACTTTTGGCTGGATTTTGCTACAAAAAAACGGCCGTTGGTTAATTCAGCGACCAATTGCAAGAAACATTGAGGGGACAACTATTTACGTCCATAGCCATGTGGACGGCTCAGTTATTTCTAGTTTTGTAAATAACGCTTTCGACTCTGCTAAACAATGGTATACAAATGGCGCTGGGTCTTTTCCATTCAGCGGCATAGCCTACGGGAATGGTCGATTTGTAGCCGTTTCTAATGGGTCCACAACCTTGCGGCATTCAACTGACGGCATTACATGGACAAGCGTAACAATTGGGTCCTCAGGCTTGTCAGGTATTGTTTACGCGAATGGCAAATTTGTAGCCGTTGGCGGTGAATTGTCGGGCAGTACATTTGTAACAAACGTCCAAGTTTCAACTGACGGAATAAGTTGGACAAGGTATAATCCAGCATTTCAAATACAAGCGAAATCGATTACCTACGGCAATGGCCTTTTTGTTGCGGTTGCTTTTGGTGGGCCAGGCAATAGGGTAATGACCTCACCCGACGGCATTAACTGGACACAACGCACACCAAGCGCGAATAACGACTGGCAATCGGTTGCTTATGGCAATAATAAATTTGTGGCTATTTCTAGCAACGGAACTGACCGCGTAATGTATTCAACGGACGGAATAAATTGGACTGCAGTAAATGTTAATTTAGTTTCAAACGCTATAACATTTGCAGAAGGGAAATTTACTACTGGCAGTTATTATTCAACAGACGGAATAAATTGGACTCTTGCGACAAATTCCTTATCAATTGGATTTTCGTTTTTACAAATTCGAGGCATTACTTATGCGAATGGAGTTTTTGTTTTTGTTGGCCAAGGTGGAGATAACAGAATTGGAATAAGTGAGGACGCTATTAATTGGACTTTAGTTGCGTCTCCCGAATTAAACCAATGGACTTGTATTACCTACGGCGATTCCAAGTTTATCGCTTTGGCTAACTCAGGAACCAACCGCTCGATGCTTAGTTATTCTAACGAATCGGAACAAATCCAAACAATTGCGGATCAAACAAACGCGGAAACAAATTGGATTCCAGTTGGCGGCGACCAGTTGCTACAATATCAACGACCAATTAAAAAATTAACGCTAACGCAAGGCGATTTAGGGCAGTCAATTATTACCAACGGCGAATCATTCAACGAGTCTAGTTGGTTTTTGGAGGGGCCTTATAAACCCTACGATTGGACAATAACGCCTGATCCTGACACGCCAGTAATTCAAATTTTCCCTAATAATATACCAGCGCAAACGGGGTACGATAACGAGCAAGGCGTTTCTTGGGACATTCGATTCATGCCAAACGGCGAAGAGACGGACGAGCCAATTATTTCCAAGCCTATTTTCTTGGATTTTGCTGGATTAAGTTTGGACTTGGAGGTTGATATTAACTACTTGACCGCTGCAAGCGGCATGGCTATTGCAGTAAAGCACGTCGATTCTAGCGGAACTACCAGGTATTTAGGGACCACAATCGTTGGCAGTTTAAATTTATTGGCTTGGGATGAGACTTATTATACGTTCGTTTTTTACTCAACAAAAGACGACGACACGCGCAAGTTTAAACTTTCAAGTTTTGTGTTGCCAACGGCTGGCTTTTTGTCAATCGAATTAAAGTATTTTGGAGCAACTGGCAGCGCAACCGTGACGGCGGCAAAGATAATTCCAACCTTTGAGGGCAAGAAAAACCCAAGCGAAGTAAAAAAGGTTTACGAAACGGCTAGGGCTTACACGAGTTTGCGCGACGATACTTTAACGTTTAGCGACCTTTGTATTACTGCTTCAAAAAACTGGCTTAGAATTGGAGAATTGCCAGCAATTGTTTTTGTCGAAAAGTCTTTGGCCGATACGCCAGGAATTATTCAGGTTCCAAGCGGTGCAGTTACCCAGGTTAACCGATTGACTGACACCTTGGGCGCCAATACGCTTAATTTCTCAGGCGGAACAGTTACGGGTCAATACCAGCGCCAATTTGTGGCAGCCAGCACGTTTACAATTGATTCTGTTTTTATTTTAGTTAGCAGTTTGTCGGGCAATCCACCGCCGCCAAGCGCTCAATTGAACGTGTCGGTTACAACAATTAGCAGCACGCAAAGAAATGTAACAATTACCTTTAACGGTTACGATTACACAGGCGAGGCTAACGTTCAAATTCAGGTCTTTTTAAAAGATTCTAACGGCAACGATTACCAAACCTCGACGTTTTTGTTGCAAGTCAATGCAAACGGGACCATTACCTACACGCAAACAAACATTTCGTTTGAAAACCAAGCGCTTTTGGGGGGTTATTCGCCACGTTTGCGCGATTGTTACGCGCGAAATGTGTTAAGTATATACAACGCTTTAAGTTACCGCTTGGAGGGGTCATTTAGACGCAAAGGCGAGACTTTTGGGACTGGATATATTACCAATCAATTGCTTTATACTGGCTATTCAACGGTCCGTTTGCAAGTCATTGGCTGGGAATACGACTTGGCAAGTCGCGTGGCAAGAATTACCTTTGGACAAGTACCGACTGCGTACGTTTACCCAATAAATTAATATGGCAAATAGACGGTTTATAGATTTTCCCATTGCGGCAAGTGTTGGCGACAATGATATTGTTTTAATTTGGCAAGACGGACTAAACAAACAGACGACCAAGGCAACGCTTTTGCAAGGATCGCCACAAAGTTTGGCTGGATTAACAGACGTTGACATTGCTGGCCTAACCAATGGGCAGATTTTGCAATACAATAGCACCTTGGGTAAATGGGAGAACGTAGATAGGACCGACATAAATTTAAGCGAATTGGGAGACGTCACGATTGTGGCGCCAACCAATGGACAAGTCTTGGTTTATAATTCGTCCACGTCTAAATGGGAAAATTCCAGCGGCGGATATGTCCCTTATACTGGCGCCGTTACTACGGTTAACCTTGGTGCCCAATCCATTTTGGCTGGCACATTTGTAAAGGCTGGCGGAACGTCTGCACAATTTTTAAAGGCGGACGGCTCGGTTGATTCCACGGCCTACGGGACTGGTTCGGTTACCTCAGTCGGTTTAACTATGCCAAGCGCTTTTAACGTTGCAAATAGTCCAGTAACAACCAACGGAACTTTGGCAGTTACTGGCGCGGGAACTGTTGCGCAGTATATTAGAGGCGACGGCTCTTTGGCAGATTTCCCAGCAACTACGGGAGGCGGTGCGTCAGTTAGTTATTATTTAAACGGATCAGTAAGCCAAGGCACAATAGGCGGCGTTGCTTATCGCGAGGTAAACAGAAACCCAGTTTTTGGGGCTGGAACAGACATAAGCATAAGTTCAGACGGCTACATTGCCAACTTTATAACCGATGCTGGCGACCCAAATAAACTAGAAATTCCCGCTGGAAATTGGAATTTAGAAACCTATTTCAGCGCTTCAAGTGGTGGCGGTAATCCGTCTTTTTATGTTGAATTGTACAAATACAATGGCTCAACGTTTACCTTAATTGCATCCAGCGCAACGTCGCCTGAATTAATTGCATTTGGAACTAACCTAAACCCATATTTCAGCACGTTAGCGGTGCCACAAACAACGCTGGCTTTAACAGATAGGCTGGCGCTTAGATTCTATGTAAATACCTCAGGACGCACAATTACTTTGCATACTGAAAACGACCATTTATGCCAGGTAATTACCACGTTTACCACGGGTTTAACCGCTTTAAATGGATTGACTACGCAAGTGCAATTCTTTGCGGTTGGAACTAGCGGAAGTGATTTTAACATTTATAGCGCAACCGATACGCATACGTTTAATTTACCAACGGCAAGCGCAACGAATCGCGGCGCTTTAAGTTCTGCGGATTGGTCTACGTTTAACGGAAAGCAAAACGCTTTAGGTTATACGCCAGTTCCAGAAACTAGAACTATTACCATTAACGGCACAACTCAAGACCTAAGTGCTAATAGGACTTACAACGTTGGTGATATGTTGTTAAATACTTACCAAGCGGTAACTGGCACTAAAATATTTGACCCAAACAGACTTTTAATGGCTGGCGAAGGAACTGCACAGCCTACAAGTTTATCTAATACTCAAGTAAGTATTGCGGCTTTAACTGGTCACAATTCGTTTGGATTTAATAGTTCAAATAATATTTATTTTAACAAGGGAACAACTGCTAACGGAGGAATTATAGCATTTAGTAACTCGGCAACGCGTACCTACACTTTAAAAGACGCGAGCGGAACTTTAGCGTTTACAAGCGACATTCCAGCCAATCCAGTTGGCGGAACAGGCACGACTAACTACTTACCCAAATTTACAGGAAGTACAACGATTGGGAATAGTCTAGTTTTTGATAATGGGACAAATCTTGGTATTAATACCGCAAGCCCATTAAGTTTATTACATATACAATCAAACTCAAGCGGTCAAACAATAAGTAATGTAACAAATTTACTTTTGGAAAATAATGGCTCAGCAAATGATTTTTTTGTGTTTCAAACTGCAACTGCTGGAGGTGGAAAATCTTTTAGCATTACAAATGCTGGAAATATTGGCATCAAAACAACAACTCCTCAAGGTGTTTTAGATGTTGTTGGGGTTTCATATTTTACAAGAGGAACAAAATGGATTGTAGTTAATCCAAATTACGGAGGAGCAGATACTCACGCTCAATTGCAAGCATCTACTGGAATGGCTTTAAGATTTGCCACAAATGGTGACAATGACCGAATGACCCTAACCAGCGGAGGCAACCTACTTGTCGGAACGACAACGGACGCTGGCTTTAAACTAGACGTTAACGGAACAGGGAGGTTTAGTGGGAGTGGAACAACTACAGGGTTAACTATTGAAAATTCTAGTGGTAGTCCACAAAATTATATAAATTTTTCAGCTGGAGGAACTATTATTAGTAGATTAGCAAGAGGTAATGGAGCCTCTGGTATGGAAGTCAATGGTTTAAATATTGACAACTTTTCAGGTTTTAAAGTTAGATTAAATCAGTTAGGAGGAAGCGGTGGAACATTTAGTGTAGATGGAGGCGCGGCTACCTTTTCAAGTAGCGTGACGGCTAATGGATTACACGCAAATGCGGGGAATAGTGCGAGATTTTATAGAAGTGCAAATGACTATTATTGGGGAATAAATAATGATTCAAATAATTTCTTAAACTTTGGCACTTTTGCTGCAAATGGAACTGCTTATGGTACAAACCCAAAAGTTATTTTACTAGATAACGGAAACGTTGGGATTGGGACAACGACTCCAGCGCATAAACTAAGCGTAAAAGGTGCATCAAATTATGACGGGGTTATTTCAGTCGATAATGGTACAACAACTGGAGGAGGCGCTTTTATTATTCGCCAAAATGGGGTAAATAGTGGATTTATAGGCGTTGTTGGTAGTGCTTTGGGTAATTCAGACAGAAACTTAGCATATTACGGGGAATCAGGTATTGGACATCGTTTTTTTGTTAATGATGGCACAACATCATTGTTTTTAAATTCAAGCGGCAACGTACTGATTGGAACGACAACGGACGTTGGCGCAAGACTACACGTTAATGGCGCAATCAGAACAGGCGCGCCAAGCGGTGGCAGCGCAGTTGATTGGAGACTAGGAACGGCTAGAGGCGGAACAATTACGCCAAACGCAATTGTTCGAGTTGAAATAGGCGGCGTTTTAGTAGATTTGGACGCGAGATATGTATAAAATTAAACTATAAAAAAAATGAGACAAATTGAACCAATCCAAATTTGGAAAGATGGCCAGCAATTCGAAGCCATTTACCTAAACGCAACAATCGTAAACGACAACTTGCAAAGCGCTTGTTCGTTTTATTATTCCCTAAACGCTGGCGGACAAGGCACCGAAGAAATGCCTATTGTCATGGGTCAAGTATTAACAGAGGGAAATATTCCGCTAGACGGCGAGAATTATTTGGCTTGGGACGGATCAAACGATTACGCGTTTTCCTATATTGCCGAAAAATTAAACCTAACCCTAATTTAAATTTATGATTGTCAACCTAGCAATCGCCTTACAAGACATTGAGGGCAACAAAATTACGAACGAAAACGGCGACCAAATGCTATTGAGCAAAATGGTCGGAAATGCTTTGTTTAGCGCTGAAGAAAAAGACGACCCGATTCGACTTTACGAATTGGCTAAGAAAATTTACTATTCTGAGGGCGACATTGAACTAAGCAAAAGCGACGCCGATTTAATCAAGGAAAAGGTCAAGGCCAAAGGCTTTACCGTGCTTGTTTTAGGTCCGCTTTACGAGGCTTTAAAGGAAAAGTAATGGTAAACCACCACCAACAATTTAGAGGGCTAGAAATAGCCCTTTTTTATTTGGTTTAAAATACTTTATTTTTGGTAAACGAATCTTAAATGTAATGCACCACGTCCCGCCATTTGAACAAGTCTTAGGCCTCGGCATAATTGGAACGCTTGCCTCTGTTATTGATATGAACGAAAGCCTAAAATTTCTTATTTTGCTTTTAACTTTTGTCGGTTTGGTTGTGAAGTTGTGGGAACAAATTAAAAAAAGCGAATTTTTTCTAAAGGACATCCAAGGCATTTGGAAAAAAATCTTTAAAAAGTAATGGCAAAAGCGGTAAGCGTACAAAAAGCATCGTCGTTCGGCAAGCGAAGAAATGGCAAACCAAAAAAAGCCTATTCAAAGAGCCAAAACAAGCCAAAGAAATATCGTGGACAAGGACGTTAATAAATCAAAGATTATCCGCCTAAGCATTTGGGCGGTTTTTTTAATTGTGGTGAGTGGTGTTGCCGCTTTCTTTCTACCTGAGCATTCTGTAGCGTCGTTTTTTGACCTACTCAAAACAATCATAACCAGCCTAATCCTATAAATGGAAGTAAAAAGAATTTCGAGAAATTTACACCAAATCAACCTCGACCAAACTGAGTCCAAAATTGCTTTATTATCGGACATCCATTGGGACAATCCTAAATGCGACCGCGAAAAATTAAAGCGCCATTTGGACTATTGCAAAGAGCAAGCCATTCCTATCTTTATCAACGGCGATTTCTTTTGCTTAATGCAAGGCAAGTACGACCCAAGGCGAAGCAAAAAGGACGTTTTGCCCGAACACAACAAAGCGAATTATATTGACGCAGTAATTGAAGACGCCGTGGATTGGTGGACACCTTACGCGCATTTATTAACGGTTATCGGTTACGGGAACCACGAGACGGCAATTATTAAAAATTTAGAAACTGATCCTTTGCAGCGCTTTGTTGACTTGCTAAACTACACGAATAAAACGAGCGTATTTACTGGCGGTTATGGAGGCTGGCTTGTTATTAAAAGCCAAGTTGAGGGCAACACCTATATTTCTAAGATGCTAAAATATTTTCATGGGAGTGCAGGCGGCGGCATTGTTACACGCGGAGCAATAAACTTGACTAGAGCGTTAGAAATTTATGAAAATATGGACATTTTTATAATGGGCCACATTCACGAAAACGCAAGCAGAAATGACGTTAGGGATGCAATACAATACAACCCAGGGCGACACACGCACGAGATAATCCAAAAGCAAATCCATTTAGCAATAACTGGCGCTTACAAAGAAGAATACGAGGACGGCTTTGGAGGCTGGCACGTTGAACGTGGGGCGCCTGTTAAACCAACTGGCGGCCGAATCTTAACCTTAGACGCAAGCAGAATAAGAAGTCAACAAAATGACTATTGGGAAATGCTGGTTGATTCTTGTAAATTTCCGATATGAAACTATCGACCAACTTTAGCCTCGACGAATTTGCCAGCGCTGACGGAACGGCGCCAAGCGGTGAGGTGCTTAAAAACTTGACCGAATTGGCCAAAAACTTGGAGGTATTGCGTAAACATTTGGGCCAGCCTATTCGCATAACGTCAGGCTTTAGAAGCAAGGAACACAACGCTAAAATCGGCGGCGCTTTAAATAGTTTCCATGTTTTTGGAATGGCGGCCGACATACAAGTTGCAAAGGTAAAACCTGAGGACGTGGCAAAGGCGATTGAGTTATTGATAAAAGAGGGCAAAATGAAAGAGGGTGGAATTGGTATTTATAAAACGTGGACGCACTATGACCACAGAAACGTAAAAGCACGCTGGAAAAAATGAACGGAATATTAGAATTTAACTTGCCTGAGGAAAATGAGGACTTTGAAGCCGCATTAAATGGGCATAAATATAAAAGAGCCCATTGGGAATTTGACCAGCGTCTGCGTTCTGAGATGAAGTACAAAGAACTTTCTGAAGATACTTACCAGGCTTATAAGTTTTGCCGCGAGGAGTTAAGAAAAATATTATCAGAGGACAACTTATTTATCTAACAATAATGCCATTACCTAAGCCAAAACCAGCCGAAAGCCAAAGCGATTTTGTTGCTAGATGTGTAGCCGACCCAGTAATGGAGCGCGAATTTCCCCGTATGGATCAGCGCTTGGTAGTTTGTTACGTTCAATTTAAAGGCAAAAAATGAAAGATTTACTAGACGACGAGCGCATTCGCATTGCAATTGTTTCGTTTTTAATCGGCGTTGTTTTAACGTTTATTATTTATCCCAAGCCTGAGTTTGAAACGGTTTACAAAACCAAAACTGAGCGCTTGACCGATACGCTTTACATTACGTCAACCGATACGGTTTACATCCCAAAAACTAGGATTAAAACCCAGGTTTTACGCGATACGGTGCTAATCGATTTTAAGCCACAAATTAGCCATTTTAACGCGTCTTTTCCTTTTGAACATGGAAGTACAATCGTGAGCGGCGAAGTCCTTGGAGAGGTGCTAAAAATGACCGCTACGAACGATTATAAATTGCCAGTCGTTACGAATACAATTACAGAGACAAAAACCGAGACAATTGTTGTAAAACCTAAAGGATTTTATTTAGGCGCTGGAGTCAATTCATTACTCCAGCCAAATGCAAAGGTTGCCTATTTAGACAACAAGTATTTATTTACCTACCAATTCCAGCCATTGCAAGGCGTGCATCAAATCGGCGTGGCTAAAAAGATTTTTTGAGGGTAAAAAATTGTAAAATTTACCTTTGTTATTCGGTTTTTATCCGAGTTATCCGCAAATCTTAAGCAAAATAAGGTAACCGATTAGATCATTAACAACGTCCTCGTCGTCTCGGTCCAATGATCCGTTTTTAATTCTCTTTAGTTTGTCGTCAATCCTTACAAGTAGGCCCTCTTTTGCGGACAACTGACTAAATACGCCGAGCGGCTCAAGTGCAGAGTTACCGTATTTAAGATTTTTAGAAATTAGCAAGTCGCGTATTTCGTCAAGCGCTTGCCCAACTTGAACGGCAAAAAAGGTGTTATGCATTTACAAAAATTTTAATAAGGCAAATTAATACCATAATCAATCCAAACATCGTTGGCATCTTTTTCAAGTTTCGCTTGGTTGTAAAACGTCTTAAAGTCCAAGTATTTTTCGCCTTTAACATATTGGCTGGATTTAAATTTTGATTTGCCTTTTTTGACTAGCAAGCCGTCAGCAAATAGAACGTAAAATTCGTTTTCAGCAGCAGCCTCGTTGAACTCTAAATATTGCAACCACCAATCGGATGGCTTTCTGTTTTCGTCCAATACCTTGGATGCAACCAAGTAACCAAATGGGTTTAAAATTTCCGCTTGTTCCATACGCAAGATAAAAGCAATAAAAACGACACGGAAAAAAAATGCTGGCTTTTGTTGAAAAAAAAACTTACATATTTTTTGGAATCTAATTTATTTATTTAATTTTGTGTATTCATTTAACTCTAAACACCTATGAATTACGAACAAGAAAGTTATTACGACCAGGAAATTGAGTTTACCTATGAGGGCAAAACCTATTATTGGCAAGGCGACTACACAGTTGCAAACTGGGGCGAAGACGAAAGCGATTGGGCGCCAGCCTACGGCGAAGTAGAAATTACAATTGATTACACGGCGAGTCTATCTTATAACGACGAGAAAACCGACGAGGTAATTGAGGTCAAACCAACACCAAGCATTTTGGCAGAATTAGAAATTGAAATTGAACGAAACCTTTAAACAAACAAACACCTATGAAAGAATTAATTGCTATTCAATCGGAGTTAAAGGCTCCAAAAAACCAGTACAATGCCTTTGGTAAATACAAGTACCGATCTGTTGAGGACATTTTGGAAGCCGTAAAACCTTTGCTGCTAAAATACGGCTGCACCTTAATAATTGAGGACGAGGTAAAAGAGGTCGGCGGAATTGTTTTTATTGAGTCAACTGCAAGCATTCAAAAAGACATGGAGGGCCGAGCGGTAACTGCCCAGGCTGGCATCGACATAAACAGAAAAGGAATGGACGTAGCGCAGTCGTTCGGCTCGTCGTCTAGTTACGCTCGAAAGTACGCGCTTAACGGTCTTTTTCTTATAGATGACACGAAAGACCCTGACTCGACAAACGACCACGGCAAAGGGCCAACGGTTATTAAAACCAAGCCAACCGACGAGCAATTTGCTTATTTGGTCAGATACCTAAACGGAACCGACGCGCAACGCAAGCAAGCCAAAGAGGCTTTGGTAAAATACGAATTAACCCAGGAACAATTGGACACTTTAGACGGACTACTTTAATGGCAAGTTTATACGAAATAACAAGGGACGCGCTCGAATTAGCGTCCCTATTGGAAACCGAAGAATTGACACCTGAGTTGGAGCAAATGCTAATTATCAATCAGGATCAATTACAAGCCAAGGCTGGCAATTATGCCAAGGTAATTGCAAACATCCAAAGCGATGTTGACGCAATAGACAACGAAATAAAGCGTTTAAAAGCAATGAAAGAAAGCAAGGACCGAGCCATTACAAGGCTAAAGGACGCGGTTAAAAACGCAATGCTGGTAAGTGGCATCGAAAAAATAGAAAGTCCTCTGTTTAAACTTTCAACACGTCGCAGCGAAGCGGTCGAAGTTGATATTGTGGAGGCTTTACCAGGCCAATTTTTAAACGTTAAAAACGTAGTAACCGCGGACAAGGTCGCAATTAAGGACGCTATTAAACGCGGCGAGAATGTCTTTGGCGCTCGTCTAATCGAAAACTTTAACCTACAAATAAAATGAAATTAATTGTAAAAAATGGCAGTTATGAGGCGGACACGCTTTGGCAGTTAATTATTGAGGTGTTAAAACATAGATTTTGGCACCTGAGAAAGCACGGCAAATGGATGGATTAAATAAAACAAAAATGAAAAAGCACACCTATTTAAACAAAGTAATCGAACGCCCAGGAGACTTGGCGCCAAAAGGCATCCGTTCAACTTATCAAACCGAAAAATTACCATTTAATCAAACATTTGAAAGGCTATGGAGACTCAGGAAATAATCGACGAAATAAAGCGCTTGTATATTGAGGGATTTACACGCAAAAAGATTGCGGCAAAGGTTGGACTGGATGCTGAAAAAGTTGGCTACCTACTTTACACAAAACTAAAGTTGCATGAAATTTACCCGCGAAAGTTGATGGACGAAAACATTTTTAACATTTTGACCGACCACCAAATTAGCCGAATTCTAACTCTTGCTACCTACGGTTACAATTGCAGCGAAATTGCTGAGGATCAACAACTGGAATTTCGCAAGGTCAAAAAGTTGCTGGACGTGGCCCAGTCAAAAAATATGATTGAAAAAAAAGTATAAAATCTTTTTTATTTCTTAGATTCTTTTTAACATTGCTAAACTTTAAACCAAAACACCAATGAAAAAAGCAACCAAAGTAATCGGAAAAATCCTTTACATTATTTTTGCCTTTGCGCCAATATTTGCGCTTGGCTATTTGCTAGGACTTAAATTATTGTAAACCTTTAAACCAAACACCTATGGAAACGATTAAAATTAAAGCGCGCACTTACACAGAAAACGAGTTTGAAATTCCTAAATATTTCAAAATCGCTCATCATTTCTACATGATTTTAGACGACAACAATTACTTGTTTGTAAAATCTAACTTGGACGAGTTTTTTTATCCCGAAATATCAATTGGCAAAATTGAGGCATTTGCAAGCCGTTGGTTGCAATACGTTAAAAGCCAGGATTTAATCGCAATTAGCGAGCAAGAATTTAAAGACGAGTATACAAAAGCCAATGTTTTACTTTTAAATTTTCTTAACTAATGGAATCTACCGACTCACAAAACGCGCTTATCAAGGGATGGCTATTAAATGGCTATTCCTTAACTCAACAGGAGGCACTTACGCAGTTTGGATGTTTTAGGCTTGCCGCCAGGATTGCAAACCTTAAAGACAAAGGTTTAAACATTGTGACCGATATGGTCACTTTGGAAAATGGGAAACGAGTTGCACGCTATATTTTAAAGAAATGACACGCGAGGAAATTATTTTGGAATTAAACCACAGGGCAACCCAAAAGTATTTGGTATACTTGGCGCTCCAAGAAATAATGCTGGATTATTACGAAGACGTGACAATGCTGAAAGCCTTTGACGGTGATCTAAAGACCAAACACAAAAACATGATTAACGCGCTAAAGCGTAAGTCGACCGAGGCATTTAGATTTTTGGAAAATTACGACGGCGGCGAGGTGACAATTAAACAGTTTCACGAATTTGTAACATTGTTTGAACGCTTGCACAATTCAATCGACCAGGGCGGCTTGGTGTTTCACGATTGCTTGGCAGCAATAGACCAAATTTTAAAGGACCATGAAGAGGCGCAAAATAAGTGACGAAGAAAAGGCAAAAATATTCGAATGCTGG